CACCCCCCCTATGCCGCCGCGCACGCACATGCGCTATACATACTATTACACACCAATAATCCACAAAAACTGACAAAAGGCAACCCCTTTCATTGACCGTTACCCCCTAAAGCGTAGGAAAAGGGTAAGGAATCCTAGTGGTCAAAAATTTTTTGTAAATTTTTCGTTGACCCCCGATTCATTGATAAGTTAATGTGAGGCGTGGTCAAAGGCCATTGCTGGAGATGGGGGGTTGTCCTTTGCTAATTCTTTTTTTCCTCCCTATTAGAGAAGAGGCAACCCCCTATGCAGACACAAAATAGATTAATATGGGAAGACGAGGACGGTGAAGTAGACTTTGATGAGGACCGCATGATAAAATGGTTCTCTATGGCTATAGCAAACCTGTCAGCGTTCGATATACCAGAGGATGAACAGGCATGGGTACTGTTCTTGATGGGGGCTGAGACGGCCCTGAGAGGAAACAAGGGAGAGTTGTTAGTTGGTGAGGGGGAAGCGTAGTGCAAAAAACTCAAAAAGAAGTACGAACACGAAAAAAATCCAGTGTGAAGGGTGCGGAGATTGGTTCAGAGCCTGTGACGACACATGGGTCTACCTCGGAACAGGTCAGGCAATCCACCACGGTGGACAGTGGGAAGATTCGTGCCGTCAACTTGTCATCGAAAAAAACCGAAGAGCCGCCGAAGAGGGTGGGGTGGTATCAGGCAAAGCTGAACGACCTACGGGAACAGGACGAGTTGATGAGGCAAAACGCAGAAAGGATGCAGACTTCTTCTTCTAATGATTTAGTTGACCATCCATCTCATTACAATCAGGCGGGTATAGAGTGTATCGAAGCCATCCGTGCCGCATTAGGGCCGGAAGGCTTCTCCTTCTACTGCCAAGGTAATTCTATTAAATATCTGTGGCGGTTCCGCTACAAGAACGGGGTGCAAGACTTAAAAAAGTGTGGGGTCTACCTCAACTGGCTAATAGAGGAGATGGAGAAGTAATGCTTTATTGCACTGACTTTCGGTACGATTTGAAACGAGGTCAGGAAGCTGAAAGGTGGTTGGGGGGACTTCTTGAAGGTGATACAATAGAGGTGAAGCGAGATTTTATAGCACATAAGACAAACAGAGTTTATGTAGAGTTTGAGTGTAACGCTAAACCTTCTGGTATCAAAACAACTGAGGCGGAGTTATGGGCATTCGTCACAGATATATGTACAATCATTATACCAACAGAACGTCTCAGACTTCTTGTTGAGGAAGCCATAAAGGATAAGCAATATCGTAGAGGTGGAGATGGACACCGTAGCGTTGGTGCTTTAATAGATTTAAATCAACTGGTGACGAGTAAATAGATTATTAAGGAGAGATAGATGTCAGCATCGAGAGAGATAGTTTCTGTTTTAAAGGAACATGCTAGGGCAAACGTAGCCCTTCATATGGCAAACATTGAGATATATCTTAGTAATCCCGCTGGCATTGGGGAACACTCAGATATACTTGAAGCCGTTCAAGGTGAATTAGATAAAGCCGCTGTCCATAAGGATAGACTTGATTTGCTTGAGGATAACTTTGAAGAATACGATACAAGCGATTTATGGTTGGATGAATAAAATGATGATGGATTTTAATAAGTATCAAGAGAAGTCTCGTGAGACAGCTATATACCCAAAGGAGTATGCTGTTGTCTACCCAACACTTGGGCTGGCTGGAGAGGCTGGTGAAGTGGCTGACAAGATTAAAAAGATTATCAGAGACAAGGGTGGAGAGTTTACACAGGATGACCGTTTGGAAATCCGTAAGGAACTGGGGGACGTACTCTGGTACATCTCACAGATTTGTTCAGACCTAGACCTTGGGCTTGAGTCTATAGCTATTGCAAATATAGAGAAGCTACGAGTCCGTAAAGAGAAGGGTACTCTGTCAGGCTCTGGTGATAACCGATAACAAATATAGGCATTGAGCCACCAGTACATGATATTTTGTATGTATGGAAGCGTCCGCCCGCAATATACTAGAAAACCTAGATAAACTTCCACCACAACACTACGAGGCAGTCAGCAAGGCATTAGCCAACTGGGCAGATGCCAAGAAGGTGGAAGGTGCGAGGAACGACTTCCTTGGTTTCGTAAGAGCCATGTGGCCTTCTTTTATAGAGGGTCCGCATCACCGCATTATGGCGGAGAAGTTTGAGAAGGTAGCCAAAGGCGAGTTGAAGCGAATTATCATCAACATCGCTCCTCGTCATGGTAAGTCAGAACTTACCTCTTGGCTCCTTCCCGCTTGGATGCTTGGTAAAGACCCCAGCAAGAAGATTATTGCGGCAACTCACACCGCAGACTTCTCTGTAAGGTTTGGTCGAAAGGTTCGTAACCTTATCGACACCGATGCATTCAAGTCGGTTTTCCCTAATATATCCCTTAGGGCGGACTCAAAGGCCGCTGGAAGATGGGATGTTTCTGGCGGTGGAGAATACTTTGCTGTTGGTGTGGGTGGTGCCATGACAGGTCGCGGTGCTGACTTGTTAATAATAGATGACCCACATTCAGAAACTGCTGGTATTAGTCCATCCTTGGATTACTTTGATAGTGTGTACGAATGGTATGCATCAGGCCCAAGACAGCGTTTACAGCCGGGTGGTGCCATTATCATTGTGATGACGAGGTGGCACGAACTAGACCTTACTGGTCAGATACTCCAGTCATCCGAAGAACGTAAGGGTTCCGATAAGTGGGAAGTGATTGAACTTCCAGCACTTTATGAAAGCGGAGAACCTTTGTGGCCCGACTTCTGGAGTAAGGAAGAACTTGATGCGCTGAAAGCGGAACTTCCTGTTTCAAAGTGGTCTGCTCAATACCAGCAAAAGCCAACCTCGGAAGAGGGTGCGCTTATCAAAAGAGAATACTGGAAGGAGTGGCGCAAGCCTAATCCACCAGTGTGTGACTATATTATACAGTCTATAGATACAGCCCACACAAAGAACGCTAGGTCAGATTATTCTGCAATAACAACTTGGGGAGTCTTTAATCACCCCAACGATGACGGTCAGAATGTACCAAATATTATACTGCTTGACGCAATAAATGAAAAGTTAGAGTTCCCTGAACTCAAGAACAGGGCATTGGAGTTGTATTATGCTTACGAACCTGATGGATATCTTATCGAAGCAAAAGCGGCGGGTTTGCCGCTTATACAGGAACTTAGGGCATCAGGTATTCCTGTTACTGATTACACTCCGAGTCGCGGTCAGGATAAAATGTCGAGGGTTAATTCTATCACTGACATCTTTGCCAACGGTATTGTATGGCATCCAGCAACTAGATGGGCTGAAGAGTTGGTTGAACAATGCGCGGCGTTCCCTCAAGGGGCGCATGATGACCTTGTGGACTGCACGACCTTGGCGTTAATGAGGTTTAGGCAGGGAGGATTTCTAAGTCTTTACAATGACTTTGAAGAAGATGAAACCTATTGGCAACCGCCAAGACGTACACCTTACTATTAAGGAATAGATATGGAAGAAGATAATATCCAACAAGACAACGCCTTACAAATAGGCGTGGTTAACCCAGAAGCAGTTATTATAAATGACGATGATGGCGGTGTTGTTATTGATTTCTCGCCAATGTCAGAAGAGTCTCAAGTAGGTTTCAATGCCAATTTAGCCGAACATATGGATGAGTCTGAACTTTCTCTCCTTTCCTCAGACTTGATAGCGGCATACGATGAAGACCGTGCTTCCCGTTCAGAATGGGAAGAGGCTTACATTGATGGCCTTGACCTACTTGGGGTCAAGATAGAGGACAGAAGCACACCCTTTGAAGGTGCTACTGGAGTTTCTCACCCTATACTAAGTGAAGCAGTAATTAGATTTGTATCTCAGGCCATGATGGAAATATTTCCACCTAACGGCCCCGTCAGAACAACCGTTATAGGTACAAAGTCAAAAGAAAAAGAAGAACAGGCCAGAAGAGTTCAGGATTACATGAACTACCTTTTGACCGAAGAGATTGAGGAATACAGGCCCTCAACCGAACAACTTCTATTTAAAACAGCCTTGGCTGGTTCTGGTTTTAGAAAAGTTTACTATGACCAGCAAAACAAAAGACCAGATAGTATCTTTGTTCCGGCAGAGGACTTTGTTGTTAGTTACGAAACAACAGACCTTAAGTCGTCACCTAGATACACACATGTCATGCGGAAGAGCGAGAACTTTGTTCGCAGGATGCAGTTAAATGAGTTCTACAGAGATGTAGATATAGGAGACCCATCTGATGAAGGAAACGACATCCAGACCAAATACAACGAACTCACAGGAGTTACAGAGGTCTCAGAGACAGATGTCCGAACACTCCTCGAAATGCACGTTGAACTCGACCTCGCAGGATTTGAACACACAGGAGAAGACGGAGAAGCAACAGGACTTGGATTGCCATACGTTGTCACAATCGACCACTCCTCAGGAACTATCCTATCTATTCGGCGTAATTACGAAGAGGCCGACCCACTAGCAGAACCTTACCAACATTTTGTGCATTATAAGTTTCAGCCGGGACTAGGGTTCTACGGCTTCGGTCTTATACATCTTATTGGTTCTATTGCAAAATCCTCAACATCAATCCTTCGTCAGCTTATTGACGCTGGTACGTTGGCTAATCTTCCTGCTGGCTTCAAGGCCCGTGGTCTTCGCATCAAGGGAGATGACCGTCCCATCGAACCCGGAGAGTTTAGGGATATAGACCTTCCCGGCGGGGCCATTCGTGACAACATCTTACCCTTACCGTTCAAGGAGCCTTCACCAACATTAGCCCAACTCATGGGTGTTTTGGTTGATGAGGGTCGCCGTATCGCGTCCATCGCTGACATGAATATTGGTGAAGGTAACCAAGAGGCACCAGTTGGGACAACCATAGCATTGATTGAACGCTCTATGAAGGTGATGTCAGCGGTACACGCTAGACTACATAATAGCCTGCGTAGAGAATTTAAACTTCTTTCAAGTATCATTAAGGAGTCAATGCCAGAATATCCGTATGAAGTTGGTGAAGACCCACTTATTGCCCGGTCTGATTTTGATGAACGTGTTGATATCATTCCAGTTTCTGACCCGAACGCTACCAGCTTTGCACAGAGAATTATGCAACAACAGGCCGCTATGCAAACAGCATCTCAGGCACCTCAGTTGTATGACCTTAGAAAGTTGCATAGGTCTTTCTTGAGTACTGTAGGTATTGATAATGTCTCAGATATTGTCCCTGACCCAACAGAGGTTCCAGCGTTTGACCCAGTATCGGAAAACGCTAGGGCTATGTCTGGTGCGCCTATAAAAGTATTCTCATATCAAGACCACGATAGCCATATCGCCGCACATACATCACTGATGCAAGACCCAAGTCTTCAACAAAACCCGATGGCAAAGCAAATACAAGCTATTATTTCTGCACATATTTCTGAACATATGGCCCACAAGTATAGAAATGAAGCACAAGAATTGATTGGTGCTGATTTACCAGAACTTGGAAATGAAGAAGCTGGCCTATCCGAACAGGAAGAGATGAACATTTCTGCACAAGCGGCACAAGCGGCGGCTGAAATAACTGGAAAAGCACAACAACAGGCTGTATTGGAACAACAAATGCAAGCGGCAAAAGACCCAGTGGTTCAAATGCAACAGGCAGAACTACAGATAGAACAGGCTAAGATACAGCAAAAAGCGGCAGAAGCACAGCAAGATGCACAGGTGGAACTGCAAAAAGCTAACATGCGTACCCAGCTTGAAAGAGAACGACTCCAGCAACAAAGAGAAATAGCGGCGGCTAAAATTCAGGCCGACCTTGTTAAGAAGGGCCGTTAAATTTTTTGACACACTGACCACTTAGCGTGTGTTATAAATAAAATACAAGGAGTTGTACATGGACGCCTCTGTTCATGCTTTTGCGGACGAGTGCCGCAAGACAATAAGAACTTACATGAACGAGTTAACTGATAATGTTGCACTCGGTTCTGCAAAAACCTTTGAAGAATATCAAAGAACGGTAGGCCAAATCGAAGGATTGGCTATCGCAGAGAGGGAACTTTTAAACCTTCTCAACCTCTCCAGCGAAGAGGATTAACGGCCTAGCTTGACCGCTATTGTAGTAAGCTAAAGGAGAAAAGATGACATCCGTCTATAGTACGGGTGCGGTTGTTATACCTGACAACCCGCCAAAACCAAAGGGTTATCACATTTTGATTGTGATGCCAAAGGTAGATGAAAAAACAAAGGGCGGCATATTACTGCCCGGAGAAGTTAAAAGTCGTGAAGACGTAGCTTCGATTGTTGGAAAAGTTATTTCTGTTGGGGATACTTGTTATCCTGAGACAGACCCAAGGTTTGCTTCGGGGCCGTGGTGCCAAGAAGGAGACTGGGTGATGGTCAGTAAATATGCTGGGCATCGCTTTGAGTATGACGGTGTTGAGATGCGTGTCATGAATGATGACTCGATTCTTGCCGTTGTAGATGACCCAACCAAAGTATCGAGGGCTACGGCATGAACGAAGAAGATATTAAGGATAACGATGAACTGGAAGTCGAAGTTGAGGAGACTGAAGAAGAAACTCCGAAAGCTGAAGCGCAAGTTCAAGGGGATGATTCTGGGGAAGAAGTAGAAGCTTCTGAACCAAATAAGAAATCATCCAAGTTTCAAAAGCGTATTGACGACTTGGTTCACAAACAACGTGAAGCAGAGCGTCAAAGAGACGAGTATTACAAAGTCGCCCAAAAGGTGATGGATGAGAACAACAGTCTTCGTAAGAAGGCACAGGAGTTTTCAACATCATCTGTCACAGAAATGGAAGCCCGAATAGAGGCTGACATGGAGAAGGCAAAGGCTGACTACAAAAAGGCATATGAAGAGGGTGACTCTGATAGGCTAGTAGAAGCGCAGGAAAGGATGTTCAAGGCAACATCCAAGACAAGCGAACTAGACTCTATGAAGAGACAAGCCGCCCCAGAAAATTATAAGGAACTAGACCCACTTGCACCACCACCTGACCAAAGAGCGGTAGAGTGGGCAAGTAGAAATTCTTGGTTTAACAGTGATTCTGTTATGACTAATGCGGCATATGCTATTCATGACGAAGTTGTGAAGCGTGGCATAGAAGTAAGTAGCGATGCTTACTATGAAGCTATCGACAGGCGTATGCGTGAGGAGTTTCCTCACAAGTTTCAGAACGAGGCACAGGACATGCCAAGTTCTAATCGTAACACAGTAGTTACGCCGGGTGGCAACGAAAGTGGCCGTTCAAAGAAAGTCCGACTCTCACCTTCACAGGTGGCCGTAGCGAAGCGTTTAGGTGTACCCCTAGAGGAATACGCTAAACA